ATGCCACCGCGCCTCGACTGACGAGGAAGAGCAAGTGATTCATCACCCTGCTTATTCCGTCGACTCAGTGGCTAGAGGCGCCCTAATTAACAGCAGTAGCAAAAAGGTTGAATCATGAGCTTTGGCGGGAAAGTGGATAAAACGAGTGACCAAGCCATACCTGGTGAAGGTTGGCCAAGCTTATCGACCGATGAGTTTCGCCAATTACGCCGTATTCCGCATACGTTTGATAACGACTCTATTGCTGCAGCCATCACGATTGCTGCGCTGAATATTCAAGAGAAGTTAGATCGCTTGTTGGTTGATGGTATTCCGCCATCAATGAGCATCGCCAAAACCACATTGTACAAACGTGCGGTGTATGGCCGAGCTCACTCTGAATTGTTACCCGAGTTTGCGACTCAAGACAGGCGTAAAGAAGGGGACAACGCGGCAGTAGATGAGCCACAACAGGCGGCACGTTTCCTAGCTCAAAGTAATAAAGATGTCTCTCAATTGCTCGGGCGCAGTGCCAATGGCATTGATTCAATATGAGCGACACGGTTTACAACAAAACTAAGCTTGAGCATTTAACGGATTACATTGTTAGTCACCTCAATAGCAGCGTTTTGGATAACAAGATTGATGCGTGGCAAGAAAACGGCTCGATAGTGCCAAGTGGTGAAGACCGTGGAAACGGTGGGTATATCGCCTGTTTCTGGAAATACAACGCGGTGATCTCGGTTGAGGAATTCCCTCACCAATTACTAGACCCACGCTGTTTGTTAGCTCTGATTGCTTGCTGGCTAAGTGACCATGAAGAAGAGCGTAACGAGCAAGAGCTTGAAGACCCGACTTTATCGGTGGATGTGATCAGCAGCGAAGCGGCCGATGTGAGTATTGAACTTGAACTGATGGAGCCGATAGAACTGGTACCTGATGAAACAGGAATGATCACTTGGCGCGGGACTCGATACCGAGTTCAAGCCGTTGAGATTTATACCGCCGAAGAAGCGGAGTTGGTGAATGAAGCCGACAGTTAATGTGAATCAAAGGGATGTGCTCAACTTGCAAGAAAAGCTTGCCATGTTAGCGCTTCCACCCAGAAAGCGTGTTTGGATATTGAAAACCCTAGGGCGCTGGGAAAAAGCCAAGACTCGAAAGCGCATTCAGCAACAAAAAGACATTCACGGCCAAGCCTTAGCACCTAAGAAAGGTAACAAGCGCGGAAAAGTCATGCGCCGAATGGCCAAGGGGTTAACGCCCTATGTGAGAAACGCCAACACGCTCGACCTAACTTGGAGCAATCCGCTCACCGCAAAAATTGCCGCCAGGCATCACCTTGGACAAAAGCAAAAAATGACCAAGCGCCAAATGCAAAAGCGGTGGGGAAAACCAAACTATTCAGCGCCTTGTTCAAAAGGGCAAGCGAGAAAACTGAGGGAGCTGGGTTACACGGTCCCGCGTAAGAGTGGCAAGGGAAGGAAGAAACCCACGCTCAAGTTATTGATGGCCACCGTAACCCACGGGCAAGCAGGACAAATCATTCGTGAATTGAGCAATCAACCGAGTGTGTCGGCTTGGGATATCCCCTTAAAAGAGCGCCAGATATTAGGCAGTAAGGAACGCGAAGTCACCCGCCAACTCATCACCATTTTTGAGCAGGCCAGAAAGCGAAAATAAGCGAGGAAATAACCAATGGCAACCGGAAAGGTAGAGGTTAACAACCTCAATTTAGGGCAAGGCGGGATCCCAGAAATTGAACGCCACCTGCTTTATATCGGGCGTACCGATAAAGCTGAACTGCAAGGCAAAGTCACACGTGTGAATAACATGACCAACCTTGATGATGTCGTAGCCGATGACGCTCTGGGCGCTAACCTCAAAGCGGCGCAGATCAATGGCAAACAGAACTGGACGGGCGCCGTGTTTGGTCTCGCTGAGGGTAAAACGTGGCAGGAAGCGGTTGATATAGCCAATCGCACGGACTCGTTTGAAGGGGTTTGTGTGGTGGACATCGTGACCACCAAAGCAGACTTTCAAGCGATGCAAAGTAAAGCGACGGAGCTCACCAGCAAGCTTGGCCGTTGGGTGTTCTTCTTAGCGGCGTGTCCTGGCATCGATAAGAGCAAGCAAACTTGGGCGAAATACGAAACCAGTCTATTGGCGTTAATGAAAGATGTGTCGGCCAATTTGGTGACGCCTGTGCCGATGCTCAATGGCAATAACATTGGTGTATTGGGTGGGCGTTTGTGCGATCGAGCGGTGACCGTCGCCGACAGTCCAATGCGAGTAGCAACGGGCAGCGTGTTAGGGCTCGGTGAAATGCCTATTGATAGCGCAGGAAAACCACTGGAAATGAGCACCATCGCAGTTTTAGCCGATGCGCGTTATTCATTGCCGCAATGGTATGCCGACATGGAAGGGGTGTATTGGACAGACGCGACCACGTTGGAAGCGAAGGGCGGGGACTATCAATATCTAGAATACGTTCGTCCGGTTCACAAACTGAATCGCCGCGTTCGCATCAAAGCGATCCGCCGTATTGCTGACCGCATTCTGAATTCAACGCCACCGAGTATCGAACTTAACCGTACTTACTTCAGCAAAGACATGCGCGATATGTCGAAGACCACGGAGATTGGTGGCATTCCGTTCCCTGGTGAAATCATGCCACCGAGCGATCAAGACGTCACCATCACGTGGCAAAGCAAAACAAAAGTCGTGATTGGTTTGATGGTCACGCCCCACAACTGCCCGAAACACATTGTTGTGAACATTGGGCTTGATCTCTCTAACCCTGCAGATGCGGAGGCGTAACCATGAGCATGCGTATTTCTGGCAAGAACATGCACTTTTCAATGGGTGACTACAAGCTCACCGCACAAAAAGTCACGCTGTCGATTGAAGACAATTCTGCCGTCAACAAAACCAATGGTGTGCCTGACGGCTATGTCGATGGTGATGTGGCCGCCAGTGGTGAAATGGAACTGACCACGCAGCAATTTAACCGATTAGGCAAAGCCGCCAAAAGCGCCGGCTCTTGGCGTGGTATGCCGGACTTTGATGCCTTGTTCTACGGCAAAATTGATAAAGACGAATTGAAGATTGAAGCCTTTGGTTGTCGTCTGAAAATCTCTGACTTACTCGATGCGGATTCCAATGGTGGCAGTGCATTAGTTCATAAGTTGCCGTTCGAAGTGACCAGTCCAGACTTTGTGAAAATCAATGGCGTTCCATACCTACGCCCAGATGAAACCGAAGATTTGGTTCAGTAACGTTTACTGAGTAAGTAGGGATTGAAATGTCTGATGTTATTGACCAAGCCAGTGGCTTTGAAACCCAATTCACAGAAGTGGCGCTTGCCAACCAATTGGCAAGGGCTAAGCAAGGCAACCAGCGGGAAAGCGCACAAGAATGCGGCGAATGCGGTGTTCCCATTCCTGAAGCTCGCCGCCAACACATATCAGGGTGCCAATATTGCACTCAATGCCAAAGCGAATTGGAGCGAATGAAACGATGAAACACTATTTGATGAAACGCCGTTACTTTGAGCATGGCACCTATTCGTACCTCTATCGGCCTGATGGTTCCAAAGTTTGTTGCATGGTTGAACGACCAATGCTCAACAACAAGCCAAGTGAATCTTGCATTGTTGAAGGCACTTACGACCTTTTACCGCATCAATCGCCACGCTTTGGCCACTGTTATGCAATAGAAGAGCCAATGTTAGGCGTCACTCGCAGCGGGCCAAGCCTTCGAACTCATGTGCTGATCCATAAGGCCAATAAACCGAGTGATCTGCAGGGGTGTTTAGCACCCGGTGTCGATTTTGGTTTCGTCGGAAATGAATGGGCCGTTGTCAATTCTAGTCACGCTTTCAAAGTGTTGATGGCAGAGCTGAACGGTAAACCAGCCAAACTCACCATCGTTAAGGATTAAATCATGTGGGACAAAATTAAATCACTACTTGGTAGCGCAGCGCCACTTATTGGCACTGTTATCGGTGGCCCTGCAGGGGGCGCGGTTGCGGGAATGGTCGCCAGTGCACTTGGAGTGGACAGCAGCCCAGAAGCCATTGAACAGGCACTTATCAATAACCCAGAAGCGTTATTGAAAATTAAACAGCTTGAGTCTGATGAACGGGTAAAGCTTCGTGAATTTGCCTTTCAACATGCTGAACTGGAAAGTGAAGAACGTAAGCTTGCCATAGCCCAACAAGCCTCAACAATGAAAGTCGAAATGGCGAGTCATGATCCATTTGTAAGGCGTTGGCGTCCTACTTGGGGTTACACCTTGTGTTTGAGTTGGGCGCTGATGTTCTTTGGACTGTTTGTTGTGATGATTATTGAGCCAAAAGAAGCGGCCAATGTCGTCAATGCCATTGTCGCGCTGACACCATTGATTTCTGTTGCTCTGGCTGTACTTGGTGTGAACATCCACAAACGTTCCGTAGATAAGCAAATCACTGCGGGGCAAAAGCCGTTTAGCCTAATTGGTGGACTAAAGCAGGCGGTAAAAGGGGGCTAGATGGACCCGACTTGGTTATCTGCGCTGGTCGCCCTTGCCACCTTGTTGGTGATGTTGATCGGTGCATTGATTAGCAAACTGTTTTCTCTTTCGAAAGAGCTTGCTGATTATAAAACCCATGTGGCGGAGAGCTACGCCACCAAAGAAGAAGTGAAGGATGGTTTTGAGCGACTTGAGCGTCAACTTGAAACCGGACTCACCCGAATTTATGAATCACTAAAGCGAGAAGCAGCATGACAAAATCCATTGTTTTAACCGTTGGCACAACCGACCTTGAATTCAACCCAACACCGGCGGAATACGACGAAGCGCAAAACACCACGATGCAAGGTGATATCAGTAGTGCCGCGCATAACTTCTTGATGAGTTGCGTTAGCGATAAATCGAAAGATGCGCTACGTGAAATAACTAAGGAAAACGCGGGTGCAGCAACGCAGATTTATGGCTTTGTTCTTAAAGAGTACACACCGAAGCTTGCTATCTCAGTAAAAAAATAGATGCGCTTGTCGCGGCCATTGATGGCAGTGACAGGCAAAAAATGTATGCGTGGCGGCGTAAGTGGTTACCCGATGCCCCTGATACTGACCAAAATCTTGCTTATGCGATTTGGTTAGAGAAGAACCATTGGGAAAACATGCAAGCCGTTACCGCAAGTGGGGTGGCCAAAGCCTTTGGCGCCTAACTCTAATCAGCATAAAGAGAGTGGTTGATGTTACCTGAAGCGCTCAGATTTCAAGTTGGATTGATTGACCAGATATCAAAACCTCTGGGCAACATTCAGCGCCAAATATCCGATGTAACGAATACCTACAAGCAAGGTACTCAAACGATGGTTTCGGGTGCTGCTGGCATGGTAGGCGCAGGTTTTGCCCTGCAACAAGCGTTAATGCCAGCCATTGAAATGGATAGAAAGCTCGGTGAAGTCAAATCACTCGGCGTTGCTGATGACCAACTAAAAACCCTTGCTCAAACGGCAATGAAATTCTCTGTGGATTATGGCAAGTCAGCCACGGAGTTTGTGGCCGCTTCTTATGATATCCAATCCGCGATTGCTGGATTAGGAGGTAATGAGCTGTCTGAGTTTACGAGAGCGTCGGGTGTGCTCGCGGCAGCAACGAAAGCGGATACTGGAACCATCACCAATTACGTTGGGACCATGTATGGCATTTTTCAAAACTCGGCCAATGAAATGGGCAAAGCGGATTGGGTGAACACGCTAGGTGGTCAAACGGCCAGAGCTGTGCAGATGTTCAAAACGACTGGCGCTGGTATGTCTTCTGCGTTTACCTCTGTTGGAGCGGCGGCGACCTCTGTTGGTGTCGGCATGACCGAGCAAATGGCGATTCTAGGTACGTTGCAAGCCACGATGAGTGGCAGCGAAGCGGGCACAAAATACCGCTCGTTCTTGGCGGGTGCCGCAAAAGCTCAAGAAGCATTGAACATGCAGTTCACGAATGCTCAAGGGCAGATGCTGCCTATTGTCGACATTCTTAACCAAATTAAAGGCCGTTACGGTGACACGATTTCGGTGGCAGAAGCGGCAGAACTGAGCAAAGCGTTTGGCACCAAAGAAGCCTCGGCCATGATCCAGCTACTGATGCAAAACACGGATGGTCTTGCCAACTCTATTTCTGAGCTTGGCCAAGTTAAGGGTTTGGATGTCGCCGAACAAATGGCGGGCGCCATGACCGACCAATGGGAGCGGTTAGAGCAAGGCGTATTTGCAGTGCGAACGGCCTTTGGCGCAGCATTGTTGCCCGCACTTTTACCTGTGGTTTCAAGTTTGTCTGATGGCGCGATGGAAATCATCGAATGGACACAGATGTTCCCAAATCTCACCAAATACGTTGGCTTTGCTGGCGTAGCTCTTTTGGGCTTGGTGGCTGCAGGTGGCCTGTTGACCATGATATCTGGCGCTTTGAAAGTAGCATGGGCAACGATGACTTTAGGTGTTGGCGTGACCAAAACCGTCACGGTAGCGATGTGGGGATTATCAAAAGGGGTGATGGGCGCTACGTGGGCATTCTTGAAACTATCGGTGGCGTTACTGGCTAACCCTATTTTCTTAATTGCTGCCGGTGTTGTGGCCGCCATTGCAGCGGTTGGGGCTCTGATTTATTACTGGGCCGACCTGAAAGCGTCGTTTGGTGATACGACTTGGTTTCAAGTGTTAGAGGGCGCAATCGCGCTAATTACGTTGCCATTTAGAACCCTGTTTGAGTTTATCAAAGCCGGTTGGCAATGGGTGATGAGTGGCTTTACCGATACCAGTGGTTTTACGTTTATTGGTCAGATGGTGGATTCGTTAAGCAACGGATTTAAAAGCTTGGTCTTTGGTTGGCAGATGCTGAAAGTAGAAATGGCAGATACTGGGTGGTTTTCCGTGATTTCAGGGGCGTTAGAGCTGCTGACGTTACCATTTCAAACGCTGTTTCAATTCCTGTCTGCAGGTTGGCAATGGGTAATGAGTGGTTTTACTGATACCAGTGGCTTTGCCTTCATTGGACAAATGGCCGATTCGATGCGAAATGTCTTTGGTAGTGTATTTAGTTGGTTTACGGATAAGTTGGCGGGGATTTGGGAAAACCTAAAAGGGCTTGTGGATTGGTTACCTGGCTTTGGCAATGAACGTGATGACTTAGAAGTGAAATCCAAGTCAGTGCAAAGCGCCGCACCTCAAGCTCAAGTCCAGCCAGGTGGCGCGGCCAAGAGTATTGCGAGTTACCAGACGAGTTCGACCAATTACGGTGGTGTTGCGATTTATCCCACTTACATGAGCAGCCCACAAGACATGGCGAGCGAACTAGAAATGGCGGCGGGCTAATGGCGGAGTACCTTTATCAAGACATCCTCATTGAAAGCGGTGATGTGGTCCTCGATGCCGGCCGTAACCCAGTGTTGATTCATGATCGCGCGGTGATTGCTCAAGACATTAAACACGCGATTATTGAAAGTAATGTCGCGATCCATTTGATAGCTGAACGTAGTCCTGCGAAAAAAGCGGACGCGCGCACGCAACTCGAATTGCTGGTCGAAGAAGACGTTCGTTTGGTGCCTGGTACGGTTCGCATCGAAGAAGTGAACGATGGGCAAATTTATATTTTTGCAGAAACGGTGCGCTTTGGCAGCGTAAGCACAGAGGTGAACTTTGACTGATATCCCGAAACCGAACTTTACCGAGCTCGCTGAAAAGGCGGGGTTACCGCTTGATGAAGACCAATGGAAGGCGGTGCTGATAGAAGAAGCAAAGAAGCAAGGTAGCATCGTTGCTAACGATTCTAAGTACTCCCCTTTTTGGCGTTTGATTGAAACCATGGTGATCAGCCCAACAGTGTGGCTTATCAATACGTTTTTGGTTGGGTATGTTCTGCCGAATATGTTTGT